AAATCGTACCTCGCGGCCGGTCAAAGGTGGTTTCCCGGCATCGCCAAAGACCACACCTGCATTGAACCAAGCATGTATCAGCCGTGGCCAGGAGAGGATGATCGCCCCATGGGCGAAGCAACGACCGAACTTGAATACCGCCACGTCACCACTCTGGGGTGGTCCGTCAATCTCGCGGGCGTAACGCATCAATCCCTGGAGATAGCGTTCCGCATCGCGATGCAGGTTCCAGTCGGGGGGATAGAACGGCACGTCAACATGCGGAATTACTCCCACAGCCTCGTACACTTCGGCGAGAAGCATCAGACAATCAGTCCCGCCGTGCTTGATTCGGCCCATATGGTGGTAAGGGGTTCGCAGCCATGTTGCGGCCTCGGCGACCACCCGCTGGCGTTGGCTCATATAGCGGTCTCTGGCGTCGGAATATAGGGGAAGCCCCCGAAGTGAATTGCGTTATTAAAGATGTTCGTACAGGTCGAGAGCGTGCGGTCACATCCGGGGAGTAACTTGAATTGATCTCCCATCAAGACGGGTGAGAGAAATGCCAATTTCAGATAGAGCCAGCCGTCGCCCATATTTGCGACTGTGCGACTCGATCCGGTGTTTGCGCCGGTCATGCCAAGCACCGTCCCTTGGAGGTAGAGGTTCGGTGGGTTTGAGCTGATTGAAGTCGCGATCTGAGCCTGCGTTGAACCTGGCCCGGCGGAAAACGTCACCTGCATACTCGAACGGTCGAATTGGCACATCTCGTCGCCAAAAAGATGAGTGCAGAAAGACTGCCATAGCCGACGAGGCATCTGGATATTCAGCAATTCGAGATGCGAGCGACACTTGATATCGACATTGGTGCGGGTGCATTCGATATCCGAAATCCGCCCCGAGAAAAGGACGACTGTTCCCGGGCTGGTGTCTCCGTACCTCGGCATGAAGGCGCGCTCGAGCTGCAGGAGTGCGCCGTCTAATTGGCCCTGCCATGCTGCTTGCAAAAACGGCGTCCCGCCGATCAGATCGGTGGTCTCGGGATAGAGTTGGACCTGGAGCTCGTCTACCTGGGTTCCAATAACGATCTTCGTCTTCGAACGCTCGAATTTGGGGCCGAGCGCGAAAGCGTAGCCGTTCGCGACGAGCGCGCTCGGTCCCGCGGAATAGCGCAAAATCGAGCCCCCGACCAATGTAATAGTGTAGAGGTCAGCCATGATAAATTGGTCGCTGCTCGAAAGCAGCGCAATCAGAGCAGGGCTCGCGGCTTTCATGAACGCACCGAAATGAATGTCAATTTCTTTAATTGCCATAACCGATGCATGAAATTTTCGAAGTCATATTTGTCGTCAAGAAATCTGCAGCGGAAGTAATAAGTGAAGTCGACAGTGATGATCAGCCCAACGGCTGGCGCAAGGCGGAATGTTACCAAGCCGGTATTCGGGTCGACACTATAGGTCGACGGATCTTGCGTAATTCCGTTGCAGTATATTGCCCCCACCACATCCGGTGCGATGATCGGTTCCAAGAAACCACCACCGGGAAGGGCCGTCCCCATCGAACGCTGGAGCTGGAAGGCCGTCGTGCTCGCATTCCCGACGCCGATCGGTTGCCGGAGTACTTGGCAGTCGCTAGGGTCACGAAACAGGAATGTACCGAACGCCCCCTGGCAAAGCATGAAGAATCCGAGCAGGGTCCTAAGCTCGTCATAGCCAGCTGCTGGATTGTCCCGTAGGAAATCGTAGACCAGCGCGAATTGCCACAGAGGATACGGATAGTCGAGCACCCGCAGTTCCCGCCCCGAAGCGGCACGCTGGATGCGTGTTTGAAAGGTCGGAGTTTTGGTGACACTCCAGGCAAGCCCAGGCAGCGCCGGAAAAATCAGGGCCATCACGCTGTCCGCAGCGTTGAACCATTGCGCATCGCCTTATTGAGCGCATTGACGATAAGGCTTCCATTGCTCTGGAAGAAACGCCTTACGTCATGACTGTCGATCGCCGACACATTGATCACCACCGGGCTGAACCCGGCTCCGCTCTCGCCACCGGCGGAGATCATGTTCTGAAGACCCCTGCTGAGATTTGCCGGCAAGATCATCTCGTTCTGGTGCACCATAGCAAGCTGATCCGAAGGGACTACCCAACCGCCTGCCGCCGATGCAATCCCGCTCGCCGCGGCCATTACCGTCGCTTCTCCAGCGGCAGCGGGTCCGGCCGCGGCCGGCCCCATAATCGGAGCGAGAAACGCGAATATGCCGGAGAACGCTTGCGCCGAATCAGTCGCAATGGTTTTGATTGCGTTTGCTGCCTTTATCGCGAGCCCTGCCGCCATCCCATCGCCATCGGCTGCAGTGCGAGCCGCCGCACCCGCCTCGGATGCTGTTGTCATGGCAAGCTCGCTGGCGATCCAATTCGTCACCAATTTAACGCCAAGATTGACAAATTCGGCGACAATCGACTGGGTGATTTTGGCCACTGCCCTCTGCAATGTAGTCGTGCCCAGAATCATGCCGGTGATTGATGTGTCGAATGCCCGCTGGATCGGCTGCATCAGCCCTTGCCAGGTTCTTTGGCTAAATTGCGCTGCCTGGAGATCGAGCTTCTGTTTGTCACTCTGAAACCTTTGGTAGGCTAGCAGCTCTTCTTCCCAGAGCCTTTCATCGGCGGCGATGCCTTCATTGGAGAGGGAGGAGCTCGACGGCTCCGCATTCCAGCCGGCGCCCTCACCCAGGACGCCAGAGTGCCTTACGCTGTCGCTCGGGGAACCCGCGAGACCTGCAGCTTTGGCCTGTAATGCACCCATGCCTGCCCCGATTTGTCCGGTCGCGGCAGTAAGCTGACCCTGAGCCTGCTGAGCAATGTCGCCGAGCCCGGCAAGCTGCGCTCGCATTGCGTCTGTCGCTGCTTGGACCGAGTTCGAAGCGGCCTCCATTCCCGATCGGAGGCCGTCGATTTGAGCGCTGATAACGACACTAGTTTCAATATCGGCCATGATAGCCTCTTGATGGCATACTGCCTGTTCTCAATCTTTGGCTCACCCAATCCGCTCTGATCGCTTGTCGGGAACGACGGCCCGCCATAACTCGGTAAAATCGAGAATTACGGGCGAAAGGCCCGCATGGACATCGCCGGCAGTGAAACCAGAGCCCAGCCGAGCGAGCATCGAACTGACATCGGAACTCGGGCGTTGCTTTGGTTCCGTGAGCTTCGACGCCATCGCTGAATTGTTACTTTTGCCTAATCCCAAATAGGACGCGGCCAGCAGGTGCAGCGGAGGGTGCTGTGCCCAATAGGATGTTAACTCTTCGATTTGGAAGAGCGTCATGTCGTCAATTACTGGGTAGCTATACCCGCAGGCAGTAGCGAGGAGACCGTAGAGTTCTCGCCAGTGGTCATCATCCCGGAAGTGTTGTTCGACGGCATCCCGAGTTCCGGTTTGATTGCCCCCGGGCTGATCCCGGGGGCAATTGCTTCCCCCACGGCGGATCCGCCCGGCTTAAGGCCCGAGCCGGTGAGGACGGCATTCAGCACCGAGCCAGCATTGCCAAGGTCGAGCAAATTCTCGACCCTTTCCGGCGTCATCTCGGGATAGTTGCGTTGTAGCGCTGCCGTGACGATGTCGACCAGGACCGCGACTTGGGTTTCTCCCATGGACGCGCCGATCTCCGTTAATTTCCTGACCTTGGGCATCAAGCGACGGAGTTGACCAAGTGTGAGTGGCGGTACTATCCAATCCTGGCCGCCCATGGCGACCGCCATACCCGGGATCATCACTCGACCGTGCTCAGATAGCCAATTGTTCCGGACGCGTCAGCAAAAGCGCTAAAGTCGAGTTCGTTGATCGTCCAATTATCGAGCTTTGTGGGGATTGACAATTTGTTTGCAGTACACGCGTTCAGACGCAGCGCGGTGCCGCTGCCATTATAGGAGGTATAAAAGGTTGCTTTGAAAGTGGGAGTAATACCCATGGTCTGATTGGTGAGGGTCTGGCGATTGCCGCTGGTTGCAACATTATATGTGTACGAAATCAATACCGCGGCATTAGCGTCGGCCGAGGAGAAAGTATATAAACCAGTTGCGAGGTTCACTGAATATTGGCCGGCGGCGGTAGGTGTGGTTACCCGGTTGAATCGTCTGCTGCTCGCAGCGTAGCTGACGCCGAGGTCATCATTGTAGGTTGCTGCGTTGGCGGGAGTGACAGTGTAGAGCGTCGTCGCCGGAACCATCGCAGCCTCAAGCTGCGAAACGGCGAACTGCCCCGTAGCCGGTGACACCCCGAAGAACATGTCCGAATACAACAATCCGAGAATCTGCGCGAATTTGGCCTTACCGGTTATCTTGCCCTGCCCGCGCGCTATTGCCACCGGGAACTGGAGCTGGCCGTACAGCTCTTTGTCGCTCCAGTTGAAATCTATTTGGACGTCCTGCAGCACGCCGAACTGCCGCGGGCCGATACCCGAGCCGACAACATCGGTACGTTCGCCCCATAATGCGCCGGAGCCGAAGCTCAATTGCATCTCACTTACTCCCTTTCAAGAGCCGCTTCAGCTTCTCCTTCGCGGCATGGGCGGTATTCCAGGCCTGCGTGTCGCGGGCGACTGCCGAGCCTGGGAAATGGTCGGTCCACCAACGTTCAATCAGCTGTTCGAGCGAACCAGCCGCGGCGCTTTGATCAGCGCTGTACTCTTTCTCGGCCATTGCCACTCCTTGGAATTAGGGCGCATTGAAGAAATCGAGACGGATTAGCTCGGCACCCGCCGGCTTAGATGCACAGGATTTCCACGGGTACGATCGCTATCGCTTGGTCGCCAAGCACGCCTTCGTCAGTCTGAATTTTCCCTGCGATGTAGGCGTGCTGAACCATTTGAGGCAGTCCCAGATCCTGGATCCCGGTAGTCGGTGAGGGTGATAATGCTGCTTCGAGAGCATCGAGCAAAGGGTTTAAGTATGTTGTCGGCGCTAAGTAAGGATCGGATGTATGGGCGTACACGTAGAAATCGGCGTAGAGGGTCCAAACGATCGGCGCCCCCAGCTTCTTTACTACAGCTTGGGCGCCTTTCTCGCTCATGAACAACGCCGGTTGCTCGGGGGGCGGAACGTCAGCCCAATGCCGCAGGCGCCGGTTCGCACTGGCAAATCGGGCAGCGCTTGCGCCAAGCTCCCAAAGCTTAGTGTATATAGCTTCGCGAATTATCATCAAGGTTACTATCTACTGATAATGATTGTCCGTTGCGCTGCGCCCGTCGGCGAGACGAACAGGTCACTACGATGCGAGGAGGGAGAACAAATGTGTTTAAAAAAAACCGGATATCATCGTGTCAGTGATTCGCGTAACGCGTCTTCCACACTACCGCGGATCTCCGGCTCCATGTCCTCGAGTGCCGAACCCAAAAAAGAGCGCTCCGGGGGCTTCATTTGACGAGGATAGAACCGTATATCAATCTTCTTTTGTGCAATCGGAAGTCCTAATGACTTTCTCTTGCGGCGCAGGGTCGCACCTGGATCGGCCGTCCTGTGGGAGCGATGCCCGCGGGCCCGCGCATACTCGTCGCGGCCAGTGACAGTTGCAGCAATCCTGTCGCCGTCTTCATCAATCTGAAGACCGACATTCGGCTCGAATGACCTGTAGCGCTTGTCGAGTACTTCATTCGTGAGTTCGGTTTCCTGGATCTTGCGCTGGAGATCGATACCCAGCTTGGCAATCGCACGGGCGAGGCCAGAGGCGGCTGCATCCGGGGTGGCGCGGAACCAAGCCAGCACAGTGTCGTCGCCGACCAGACGCGCAGTAATCACAAAACACCTGATATTATTGCAGCGTCAACTCCCGTCGCCGCCGGTCGCGGTTGCATCGCGCCGATTGGAGCAACCAGGCGATATTGCTGCAGCACTGTTCTGATCGCATCGGTCATGTCTTTTTGCACATACGCGACCGTCTCGGCACCGCCCAACGATCTGGACAGTTCGCCGATGCGAGTCCGTTCCCGGTATCGAAGTGCGACGAGCTCGATACATGCCTGTGCAACTTCGGGCGGAGTAACCGAATATCCGGCCGTATAGTTGATGGCGACGTTCTGGACTCCTCGGTTGAAGCTGTAGCCACGAACCGAAAGTTGCGTCGGACTGAATTTATAGCCTGCCGCGGTGATTGAAGATGCGGCCGGAACATTCTGACCATCGATCGTCAGGCACAGCACATTGGTGACCGGGAAACATCCGAACTGCAGCCTGCAGCCACCAATGCCGTCGCGGATCTCAAGGTAATCTGACGACGCAATCGGTCGGTTGAGCCACGTCTGAATATATCGACTCGCCGACGTGATCAAGCGGCTAAGCAGCGCGTCGTCGATTGCCGGAAAGGTGGACTGTCCGGTTTGCAGCCACGCCTTGACATCGGCGAGCGTCGTCAAATCTCCAAAGGCCACGGTATCAGCCCTTCCTTTTGAACCTACTTCTTGGCGGCGAGTTGGCTCGACTGCGGGCCGTAGTCTCTTGGTCGGAAACGGCAACGAAGCCATGGGCCAACAGCTGCGACGCCGCCTCGGCTGGCACGATGACATTCCCGTTGGCTTCGCCGAGATATTGACGGCCGGCATAGGAACATCCGGCAGCACTGTCGTGGTGCAGATTGACCAGCCCGCTGGATATTGTGTCATTCCCGATTGTTGCCAATACGAACCCACCCAGCGTGACCAGGGGACCGACGGCGTGTCGAGGCACTTGGACTAGGCCGTCGAGGCCGACCAAATACCGCATTGTCCCATGATTAGCCTCATCCTGGCCGAACACGGCACGCAGCTGTATCAGATCGTCTTCGATCGGCGCCCCCGGGCTTTGCCCGGGAGCTGGTGTAACAGACGGTTCCGACGCAATCGCCGAAATCTCGGACATTGCCGTCAGCCGTTTGCGATATTGCAGATAACGCCCATCGCAAACGGTGCATAGACAGCCAGCACTTCCTCGGCATAGACGCCTACCTGGCGCTGTCTAGTGACAATCGGCCAATCTATCTGGTAGTAATCTTGCCGTGTTTTGATCTCGGCAACGTTCGGCACCTCGTTCGACTGGTACTGGATCGGCAGGTTCTCGGCCCAGCCAATAACCGTTCCAGGTGGCACCTTCGGGTGAATGCGAATCGGAATGCGAAGTCCTCCGTTTAAGGCGAAAGGATTATAATAGAACTGAACTACACCCGACGCGGTCAACTGATACTCACCAGCGCTCCCGTCTGCGGGACTGTCGTATCGCAGCAGCGGACCCGAGGCGCTCGACAGCACTTTCGCAGTTATATTTTTTAACTCTTGAGAATTTACATAGAGAGCGGTAGGCGACACCTGAAAACTGTCCCACATCTTCTGGAACATCGTATCGATCTCGACGATCGAACCGCGGCCCGATGCGGTCAATGGTGTTCCGGTGCCTGCGGCCCCGGTCGGCATGATATTGACATAGGCGTTGGACCCCGGTTTAAGCGCCGTCGTCAGCAGTCCGTCGTAGGCGTAACTCGGGTTGGCCGAATTGTCTGCGGTAACGGCACTTTGCGACTGCGTGCCAGTGCCGAGTGGGGTGGAAATCGCAAGGCTGTTGATCGTCGTGATCGCTTGCGAGGTCTCACTTCCACTGGTCGTCGAGACATACCAGGCATAGGCGACCGCACCTTGCGACGGGCTTACGGAGCAGAATAAAGTCTGACCGAGTGTGACCGCTTGACTCGCCTCCGCACTAATAGCCGACGAACCACCCGACAACGCAAAGCTTTTCCCGTCAGCTCCGGTGACCGTCTTCGAGGTGGCAACACCACCCAGAATGCTGGAATTCTGGTAGCCTTCGAGCGTGAGTCCTACGACCCTCACAAAATAGGTCGCAGCGGGCAGGGTTGCGCCGGAACCCGACGCCGACAAGGTAGGAGTGGCGGGTGTCCCGAGAGACAATGAGGCGTTGCCGGCCAGGATTGCCATTTCCTCCTTCAGCATCATTTTTTGCAGAAGGCGGAAGGCCATTTGTGCCTGGATGTCTTCGAATTGCCGGCCGGCGGAGATCGCTTCGAAGGTCGCGGCGTCTTCCTCCCCGATCGTTACGAAAGGTGAGGTTTTGTTCGAGGTGGAATACGACATTTGACCCGAACGCTGGCCTTCCGGCACCCAACCCATCGAATCGAAGCCGGAGCCGATAATCGCGTTCACTTGTCTCCAATTCGTCGCGGAACCGACGCCGCCGCCAACCCTCGGAATGATGTTCCTGAGGGGAGTGACAAAGGGGTAAAGGTTTTTGGCTGGCGCCTGAAGGTCATAGGCTAATAGCCCGGTCGCAGTCGAAATCGACTTGGCCAACCTGGAGTCGGGGGCTGCCAGAGCTCCTTTCATGAGTTCCAGCGATTCCTGAGTGATCGAATTCATCAAATTCCTCCCGGAGAAGGGGGCAACAAAAAAGCCCGGCAAAGCACCGGGTTCAATGACGGCCCGTAGGCCGGATAATAATGCGTCAGGTCACCAGCGTGGCCTCTGATTGAGCCGCGCTCGGCAGTTCGTAGCGCCGCCAATTTTAGCGCTGATCTGGGGCTGAGCCTGAGATCCGCATGGGGGTCGCATAGCTGGCCTTGATAAGTGTCAGCGTCTGTTCCTCTTTACTCATCTTTGCCAGGGCGGCGGCGATTGCTTCTGGCGACAGCTCAGGGTCGCCACTACCCACGCTGCTTTCGCGGTCTTCCTGCTTCGAGATTGCGATAGTGCCCTTCGCCATCGTCAAAGGCGGTAGGGGTGTTCGAGCAATCTCGTCGACACGCCGCGACAGGCGCTCGAGCGCCGGAACAACTTCCTCCAAAACCTTCGTCAACACTGCTTCATCACGACGTCTATCGACGAGCGTGTTCGCTTTGCCGACCACATAGCCTTCGGTCCCGCACTCGAGTTGCGGGGATAGGTGAAGGGCGTCGGCGCCTTCGGCCTTGCAACTGGCTCCGGCCTCGACCAGATGGCCATGCGAAGCTTTGAAGAGTTCTGAAGCTTTGAAGAGTTCTATTGACCCCCGTGAATGCCGCGCCCCCACTTTCGCGGTTTGTTTGCAAACACCTCCGCCTGTCAGTACTCTAAGACATTCATGCGCCAGATCCATAAGATTCTGGTGAGCGCGCTGCCGTTTACCTAATCCTTTGTTGAGCACACCATGCAGCTTGACAACGTCGACATCAGGGCCGTCAGTTACCGCGCATTCCGGCGACGGCGACGAACTGTCTTCATCCTCCCCGTCTTCAGCGGTCCGAAGCCGGATTGGGGTGGCACCAGCCTGCTGCAGATAGTAGCGTGCGTCCTCCATGCTCGCTTGCTCATCGAGAGAAAGCCCGTCGATTTCCAGACATTGATGGCACGCGAAATGAGCCATATCTAGCAGCGCCTGATCGGCTTGAGAGTGTATAGCCTTGATGGTCCTACCAGAGAGGTGTTGTACGTGGGAGTCGCGGTTTCGGAACAACGCGGCGGTGCGTTCTGTGTCGCAGCCATCTGTGATCGCTCCGAGCATCCCGGGTATTGCCGTCGCGAGGGGTGAGCTGCTCGGTTCCGCATTGGCTTGAGTTTCACCCATCTCCGCGGTCGTCAAGGAGCTCAAGAAATCGCAAAGTTCGTCGATTATTTCCGGCAACCGGACCGGCGGCCGCGTCTGATCGTTCTGTCTGGCGATGTCAAGTTCGAAAGCATCCCTGAGCCAAAGGAGATCCGCCACTACACGAGCGATCTGACCGGCATCACAAAGAGTTTTCTTCATAGAAAGTCCAAAGGTCTTCTCGCTCTCTGTGTCGGAGCGGGGCCCTTCGGTCTCGATCTTATCTGCGCCGGAATTTGGAAATTCGGTACCCCAGCGCTTTTTCTTATCATTGGCCGTTTTCGCCGGCGCCACCGTGCTCGCACGCCCTTCTTCTCCCAGTCCGGTCTGGTCCTTCAGGCATTTAAGCGCATCCGCTTTGGCCAGGTGACGGTGACCCGGAACAGTGCACGCCCAGATTTGGATTGGAGCATTGAATGGTTGCTGCGCCGAAGGAATATACTCTGAAACGGCTTTCCTATCTTCGATGACGCAAGGCTCCGTATGACCGGGAGCAACAGCGGGCGGCGCGGCCGCTTTCCAGCAATCGAAGACCGCTTCCGGGTTAGCCGGCCGGTCGACCAAAGAAATTTCGTTTAATACGAGTCCTGTGATCGTCCGGGGGGTGCCGGGCTCGCGTTGCGTCACGCGTCCGCCAATGGAGAAGCCACGATATACTTGATTTTTTACCTTCGACACCGCAACCGGGTCGACAACATGAGCGACAATGCGGGTAGTGCCGTCTTCGCAGACTTCGGCCTCCAGCGTCGTTCCGGCGGCAGAGAGCTGATGCATTTCTCGGAGAGCCGGGAACCTCATATAGTCTGGGATCGCTGCGCGAATGGCATCCGCCCGCACGATCTCCCCTTGTTCGTCCACAGCCTCGGATGTCGCGATCCCGTGCACCCGCACGGTCCCGTCCTCCTGAGGCTCGACCTTTTGGATCGCACCGTAAAGCCGCATAATTTGAATTCCAGTCAGATGTCGGAATTAGTCACAACCAACCGAGCGCCGTGCGCATCGAAGTCATGATCCGGGCAACTTGCATTGCACCGTCGCATTGAGCTTCAAAACTCGCCCGTCGCTGAGATTAGCAGTTGCCTCGAGAATATAGGTTCCGCCCGCTGCCGAGACCGGCATACCTCCGATCAAGCCTACGGAGAACGACCCCGTGCGTGTCTGCAACGAACCGTCAATCGGTGAACGCACTAGGATCGCAGTTTGCGGAGAAACTGATAAAACACGTGATTGCGGTGCCGCATCGATTGCTGTGTCATACGGACTCAAGGCGCAAGCCCAATTCGTCGATACGATCGCGGCACCACCCACATCTGGCGTGAAATCGAACCCGAAGTAATCGATTTCACCAATTTCGATCGGGCTGAAAGGTGTGGCGATGCGCATTGGGAAGACCTCACTGACCTCTGAGCGGATGAACACTGCCGGGCCCGGCAAGGATGCGGACCCTGCCCGGCGACCACAGCAGCCGTTCGGACGCGATGAGCAGCAAGGCGGGAGGGTCCGCCCATTCCAAGCACACCAGCCCATCAGCAAAGACGGGTGCGCCGTTTGTCAATGACTCCAAAACGTGCATCGTCCTACTGGGCGGAATCGCGAGAAATTCGAGGTGCAATTGCCCGCCGTCACCAAGCAAAATACGAGATTCCGAGGGCAGTGCGAAATCCATCTTCATCCTTGCAAGATGTTCAATGGAAATCTCTGCGGCGAGTGCACGGGCCGCGGTCCATTCTATCCAATCGCTAGCCTCCTTCGATATGGCACAGGCAAATTCGACCAAGCTCAGCGCGTCCTGCTTTGACAATGCTATTGCTTCGAACGGTGTGAGCGCGCCCGTAATTACGGGCAGGGAGCCTGCCCATTGGATCGGTATCGGCTGAGAGCTAAGACCACCGGCAAGAGAAGCTTCAGTTGGGATTTTGTGACTGCAACGGATTTCCCGGGTTCCCCCGATCGGCAATCCCGCCT